CATTATTAATGTTTTTAGATTTTGCAATAACATCTCTAGTAGCATCGGCTTTACCTTGCTCATAAAAATGTTGTGCTAATCTATCAGCATTTCTAGCTGCGTAAATAGCTTTGTGATAATCTTCCATATTTGTTATGTTACCTTCTTTATCAGTAAATTTACTTATAAATTTAGAAACATCAGTTTGGTTGTTTATCATATCTTGTGGGTTTGAAACACTGTATCTAAAAGCTTTTTCTCCAACATTAAATTCAAAACCTTTGAATTGTTCTTGAAAAAAGTTTTTTGTATTGTTTACAAACTCATTTCTTTTAGCTGTTATTTGTTGTTGTTCTTGGTTGTATCGTTGGAAAAAGTCCATAGCTTTTTTCTGCTCGTTAGTAACAGATGGCCTCAACTTGATTTCATCATAATATTTACTCTTCATTTGCTCTAAAAAGTTCTTGGCTTTCGCAACTTCTTCTTTGTATGCAAGCTTTTGCTTACGTACAAATCTTTCTTCGTCCGCTTCTTCATCGTAAGAAAAGTTATCTTCCATAATAAAAGAAACCTCTTCTTCGTTAAGATGCGGTCTAGTTTTTTTATAATATTCTCTTACAAGTAATTTATCATCATACTTGTTATAATCTTTATTTAAAGTAACATAATCTTCAACAGTTCCACCTGTATCTTTCATAAAGTTTATAAGCTTTTCTACATTTTCAGGTAATTCTGCACCAGAGATTTTTTCATCTCTTATAGCTTCATTAGCCTGTTTTTGTAATTCTTTAGCTTCTTGTTCTACAGGTTTTTCTTGTATTACCTCGATCTCTTTGTTCTCATCTTTGTTCTCGACCTCTTTGGTAATTTCTTCAAGTCTTGGCTCGGGTGCTCTCTCCTCCACTTTTTCCACATCTTCGGTTTGTTTATTCGCATCCACGACTCCTGTGCTTTGCTCTGGAACGGCATCTTCTTTTATTTCTAATTTAGTTACTTTCTTTTCCTGAGTTAACTTCTTAGGTCTACCAGGTTTTCTTTTCATTTTCAAAGGCTGTTTTGTATCCACCTCTGCTTCTGTTTTTATTTTTGACATAATATAATATAATATAAGTTATTAAATATTTAAATCTTGATTATTCTCAAAATTTATGGGTAATAAGTTATTTTGCTTTTGATCAGCTATAGCACTTTGTTGAGTGCCTATTATCTTAGCTCTTTTATCTTTTCTGTTTTCAATGTCTTGCTCACGTTCAGCTTCTCTGTTTATTTTCTGCTGACCTAACTGCATGTTGTAGTTAAATTCAAGATCCATTAACTCACGTTTAATTTGAGCTTCAACACGCATACGTTCTACTTCAAAACTAGCTTTACCTTTTTCAAATTTAAGTTTAGTATCTAGTTGAGCTTCTGATTTTTGTACTTCTGCTAATGCAGCGGCTTCAGAAGCTTGAGCATTTGCTTGACCTTGAGCTTGTATGTTTGCTAAATTAGCAGCTTGAGCAGCTTCAGCAGCTTTCTTACGTTTTAGCTTAATCATTTGATTAGCTAACTTTAAATTTCTTATTTGTCTAATATCTATAGCATCTTCTAAGTTTATACTACCACTAGACAATGCAGCTTGTATATTAGCTTCTAATTGTTCTTTTTCTGTTTCATCTGGTACTAAATCAAAATAAATACCAAAGTCGTATAAGTGTATATTTGATAAATCTTGCAATTGACCAACACTCCATGTAGATATACTATTTTTTAAAGCTTCCTCTGTTAGAGCAAACTCAATACTGTCAGAAGTTCTAAGTACTATATTTTCACAAGTCTTAACTGTTAAATATAAATAAGAGTTTAATATATGTTTAGTAGCTGTATTTGAATTAGCAGCTGCTAGTTTTTGTAAACCTACTAACGAGTCTGAATTTGGCATACTACCATCTCTAGCTTCATTAAGCCCGGTAACATCTCTTATCATTTGTAGATAATACTGATAAGTGTTTATAAGTGAAGTAACTTTATTGCCACCATCACTTTTAACTAATTCTTGTATTGGTATTCTACCTGGATTAGGATCACCATCAGTTGTCATAGATCTACCTAATATACTACCAGTTTGGAAATACATATTTAAAGCTTCTTTAGCATTATATGTTGTACCATTTCCAAGATCTACTTCTGCTAAACCGTCTACATCTAGATAAACACCATCAGGTATTACTTTAGATATTACTTGTTGTATTTTTAAATGAGTTAATTGTATCATATCGGCAAAGCCCATCATACGACTTACTAAGCTTTCTATTCTACCATTATACATTTTAGGACAACATATGTTATAGTTCATATTTACCTTTACTAAATTAGACTTTGGCCTAGTCATGTTTTTAGCAAGTCCCCAGTCTAACATCATATCGTATCCTAAAACTTTAGCACCAGTATAAAGTGTTTCTATTGATCTACTAACTCTATCAAAATTATCGTTTTCTTCTGGATTAAATGTATCTGGCTTTTCTAAAGCTTTTTCTAAACCTGTAGCAGTCTTTTTTATTTTAAATACTTGTTCACTATAGGTTTTATATTCAAAGTATAATACATAAATATAATTACCATCACGTCTACCGTTGTAATTATATAAAAAATTACCATTACCTTGATACTCTTGTAGTCTTTGTAACTCTGAATCAGTTAAGTTAGGAAACTGTTTCTTACAATCAGCTAGTGATAATGCTTTTACTTCTCCAACATACCAAAGATCTTCAAAGTTTGGATCTTCACTATAAGAATAAACTAATTTAGATGGATCTACATAATCTACTTTAACTCCTTCTGCTCTGTTCCAGTTAGTTTTTACACAACCAATACCTAATATTACTAAGTCTTCTATTACACGTTTTTTCTTTAAATTAAATCTATTAAATTCTAAAGTGTTATTAATAGCCTGTTCACATGCTATTTCGCTTGCTTGCTTATAACTTAATTGCATATGTAAATCAAGCTCATCTTTATTTTCTGGAAGTTCTTCAGGATTGTCTGTATTAAATAAATCCATACTTAAAACACCTTGTATTTCATTTAAGAACTCTTTAGCTTGCATATCTCTCAATATGTCTTCAGCATACTTAGACCTAATACGTCTTGACTCAGGATCTTGAGCAAAAGCTCTAATGTCATACAGCTTGTCATCCATACCATTAACAACAATGTCTACAAATTTAGGTATTATAGGCACAGGCTTCCAGTCTAAGTTTAAGTAGCTTAAGTCACCATTAATAGCTAATTCATCTTTATATTTTTGTACAGGTTGTTCTGCTCTTGCATACAACCTACGCATTCTAAAATTATTGTAGTTAGTATTAAATCTATTTTCAACCCCTGATCTAGTTCCGCTAAACCAATCACCTTCAATAGCCATACCAACCTGGCGGCCATAATCCATGCTTTGCTTAACTTCATCAGGTACAACCTGATCTGGAAAAGAACTGTAAGTATTTGTAATTTTTGCCATTTATTATATTATTTGTGAAATAGATCCTTTGTTGTTATATCTACGTATTCCTAAATTAATATCTTGTTTAACTCGAGTCGGAACAGGTCTATATTTATTTTTATTACAAGCCATTATGGCTAAACCAGAACTTATCGAAGCATCGTATTTAGTTCTGTTGTTAATATTAAATCGACTCCAGTCGTCTAAAGTTTTTTGAAAATACATATCACCAACTTTATTTTCAAGTTGACCTACATAATTTTCAATATAAAATTCAATAGCAGCAGCGTGTGCTTGCTTAATATCTTCGCTTGAATTAGGTATTCCACCTATTTCTCTTTCAGCTACAGAAAGCTTATTATATATTTTATCAGGCCTATTCATGCTAAAAGCTCTGTAGCCTCTACGTTTTAAATAATATAATAATCTTGGTTTATTGTTTTCAGCTAGTATAGGCATGCCATAAAAAGCTAATGCCATAAGTACATCTTCAAAAAATATTTCAGCTGTCTGTGGTCTAGCAATATATTCTAAAAAGAAGTGATTAGGTGGAGCATCTTCCATACTAAACTTAGTTAATCCATGTAATGCTCCTTTACTGCCACGACCATCAACAGTACCGCTAATATCGTAAGAGTCACAGCCGAAAGCTCCAATATGTTCGTTACCAGGGTATTTGCTTCCATTTTTATTAATTATGTTATTTTGTAGTTTTAATGGTGGCACCCAAGAAACTAGAAATCTGCCATTTTTATTTGGATAAAATTCTACTTGAGTATCTTTTACTCCATTTAACCATTGAAAACTACCTTGAGCAACTGATGATATGTTGTTTAATTCTTCATTAATATCTATTTGTTGATATATTTTAGTTAAATTAAATAAACTATCTTTTGTTTCATCTCTAAAAGCATGAGCTTCAGTTCTTGGAAACTGTCTGTAGTATTCGTTTAATGCGTCTTGATCTGATTTGAGCCCTTCAACTTCGTTGTTCCAGTGTTGGATAACTCCTGTTGTAATAGTTCCACCATCAATTGTTTTGACTGGATCTTTTGGGTTTGTAAAGATAGGTAGTCCGAAAGAATCCATGAATCCTTCGTAGTTCCACTCCATAGGTATGAACAAGCTATAGAGCCCAGAAGTTGTTTGTCCGTTTTTATTTCTTTTAGTAACGTCTGAATTGTAGTATAGTTTTTTGAAATTGTCTCCACCTTTGTCTAAAGCATTTGAAGTTGAGCCCATCATACATTTACCTACAACTCTAGATCCTAGACGTAATGTAGTTTTTGTAACTCTCCAGTTATTTAATATATTATCAGGTCTTTCCCATTTACCACTTTCATCATGAGCTAATAGCTTTAGCTTTTCACCATCGTAAGAGTTATCACCAGTATTTTTCCAATCAATAGTTGTATCAAGTCCTTCTAATTCTGTAAGTTGTTCATTCGTTTCCAACTTTCTTCTAGTAAGTTTGGATGCCGGAACCCTATATGCCAACTCAGTCTTTGGCCGATCCATACCGTCTTGAATTGGTTTGAAGAAAAACGGATAATTAACGGATATTGGGACAACTTTATCTGTAAACATTTTTTTGGCATCGGAACCAGACTTGGAAAGTATACCGAATCTAGCATCGGAAGATATTGTAGCTTGGTTGACAAGTTCCGCGCTTGACATAAAAGAGAATCCAGATCGTCTGTTTTTGAGGTAGCACATTCCGTAGCACCTGTGATCTGCTTTGCAAGCTTCCCAAAATATAAAGAAGAGTCTGTTTGACTCTCTATATTCAGGTGCTCCAATGTCAATTTTTGACCACTGCAAGTACATGTAATGAGTGCCAGTAATGTAAGTATCAACACCATTGTTACAAAACCAAAATCCTTGTTCTCGTCTAGTAAATTCATAATCAATATAATCGTACCATTTTTCTTTAAAATCTAATGGGTATTCTTCCCAGTCAAATCTACTTTTTATTCTTTGTAGTTCTTTTGGATATTCAAATCTTTCCCAATATTGTTCCTCTTGTTTTTTGCTTCGTTTAAACGGTTCATCTGCTGTTGGTAAAGCAATGCGGAGACCTTGTATTTCAATGACTGATCCAATTTTACCTGTTTTACTTATTACTACAAAATCATACTCCACATTATAACCATACTCCCACTTTTTATACCTGTTGTTTTTAGCTAATATTTTAGGATTTACAACGTCCTTAACTTCTTTCCAAAGTGTTTGCTCGTAACTCATTTACTTCTCCCTTCTGCAAAACCTCTAAAAGACTTTTGTTCTTTAACTTCTTTTGCAGTTCCATTTAATATATCTTCTTCTTCTTCTATACGTTGAAGTATCTCAAATGCATCCATAATACAAAGCTTTTTAGTTGCTGCAGCATTTTTTAATCTATCAGCTGACACATCTTCACCTGTATCTACTATAGGTTCTTTAGCAACCTTAATTAACTCATCAACTGCTTTTCGCCCAGCTTGGATTATATTCTTTCTCGTCTCCTTTGTTTTCATGAGTTAAAGCTATATCATTTGATTTCATACAATAAAGTCGTTCATCACCTATAATAAACTCAAACTCTGAGTTTGGTGTAAACGTTACAAGTGTTCCAGGTGTTATTTTAACGGCTTCTAAGGCATCATTGCTATATTTTACTATACCAACATTAGGTTTTTCTTTTATTGTCTTAAACTCGTCCTGATTAAAAACAGGCATAATAAAACAATAATTATTAAAGCACTTTCCATTATACATATATATTTGCTGAGGAGAGCAAAAATATAAGTCGTCTTTAAAATAAGTTGAGCTATTACGTTCTTTGCCTTTTTGATCATACCATCTACGAAATAAATTATGATGTACGTAAACTTTGTCACCAGGTTTTATAGGTGAGCTATAAGCAGCTGGTACCGAAACAACAACTGCTTCCTTGCTCACAAATTGGTGGTGTTCTATAGTGGTATTAATAATAAGTGTTTTATCACCTATTTTTCTAACGTTGTCATACCTTTGATTTAAAGGCTTGACAATGAAATTATATAAACTGTTCATTAATACTTTAGATCATATTCAACAGATATAGCCATATTATTATTAAACTTTTTCCAAGGTAATACTTCACTATTCTTACTTATAAAAATATTGTATGAATTATCCTTATCATCAAATAATATGTCTGATATTCTATGGCCGCCGTAAACTTCCTGATCTAAAGAATAATGCATAGCATCATTTTTATAATCAGAACCTATACTAATTTTCCTTATTACTGACATCTTCTTCGTTTCTCTTCCAATCACCAGTAGAAAGATCAATATTTATATGACCGTATTTATCTTGTAATTCTTTTTTAGTATTTTCTACTACAACATTAGCATCAGCTAGTTCATGTAATAGAGCGTGTTTTTTAGATTCAAGATAACCTAACTCCATTAATATAGAGTTTACTTTGTTTTGTTGTTGTTGAATTTTCTCTAGTTCTGCTTTAGTAATTTTACCACGCAGTCTGTTTTTTATATTTGACATTTGATTTAATTTAATTGTTTTATTGTTTTAGTATATAGCTACTAAATCTGTTGGCGTATCATCATTTCTAACAGCCATTGCTAACATAGGTGTTTTACTTCCTACAACGTCGCCAGATTGAACTTGTTTAAATTCAATTTGACTACCACCTTCAGTTATTATTGTAATATCTTGTGCTGCATTTTTACCATTATATATAACAGCTCCTCTAGTAGTTACATCTGGTAAAGTAATACCATCTGCTTGTACAGTTGCTTTACCACCTGATCCGCCACTTGAAGCAGCTGAAAAAGTAATTGTATCACCTGGTACATATCCAGATCCAGCAGTAATTACAGTTACTGCTCCTAACGTAGTGCCGTTAATTTCAGTTATATTAACTTCCATACCTGTTCCACTACCTCCTGTTGATGATTGAGTTAATGTATCACCTACATCACTTGAGTCATAACCACTACCAGCTGTAGTTACTTTTAAAAC